TGAGATCTCCCTCATCAGCACCGACCCAGTTGGATCCACCCCCGCCACCAGCAGCACCATTGCAGTCACAACCTGGATTACCACCGCAATTTCCTGCACGATATCCACCGCCACCGCCACCTCCTCCAGAGGCATCGTTACCTGGTCTTCCACACTCATCACCATTTGAGTCATTATTACATCCTGTACATCCACCTTGAGATCCACACTGTCCGTTGGATCCTCTTTGACCACCTGCACCACCGTGACCAGCACCACCACAACCTTCTCGACCTCCTCCTCCACCGCCGCCTCCAGCAGCTATTTTCAGATTACCCATACCCCAAGCATTTAGGAAGACCATAGAAGCAGCACCGCCTCCACCTCCTCCAGCAGAGCATCCACTACAAGAAGCGTGGTTACCGTTAGCACCTGTACCATATCCTGAACTATTGGATCCACCACCTCCGTGTCCCCAACATCCATAACATCCATTGCCTCCACCACCGCCTCTACCGACAGCAGTGTACAACGTTGATCCATCAGGTACGGTTATGGTAGTACGAGCACTACCTCCACCTCCACCATTATTTCCTCCTTGACCACCTCTTCCACCAGCAGCACCCCACGCCCAAATGGTTATAATACCACCTGAACTAACACTAAGACTTGAGGTACCACCTGATTGAAATCTATGAAATCTATAATTTCCATCTGCAAATCCTTCGTTCCACTCAGAACCACCAGATGCTGATACATAACTGAATGACGGTCCTCCACCCCCACCACCTGATCCACCAAGAGCACTTGTGCCACTTGATGTGGGGATGAATTTTGCACTCATACCGAATCTTCCCATATTTTACTCCTTAAGGTACAGCATAGTTACCACCCGATCCCATTACTGTGAAGGGTTGTGTCTCATACTGTTGGTTGACAATAGCAAAGGAACATATACCAACTACCTGATCCATACCTGGTACATTACCACCAGACCACAGTATAGTATGTCCTTGACCGTTGATATTTATCGATTGTGGTAAACCTGCACCACCCATATTATAAACAATTACGGTGATACCATAACCACAGGATTCATAAGGAACATTATTTAATGATAACGTCCAGTTACCACCACCTGTCTTATTGACCCAGATTACGTTATTATCGTTAAAATCGTGTGTTACGTTACCACTAGAGTTATAATATGTGATCGATTCTTTTGTCTCACTGAAATGTAGTATTCCAGTTGATGTAATATGTCCTGACGTAATATCTACAAATTGTGCGTATGATAGGTCATCGTCACCGATGATCTGCCACGATGCATCTGTCTCAATCGTGACCGTAAATCCGTTTGCAATAGTTACTGGACCAGCAGTAAATCCGTTGGTAAATTCTACACCACCGTTAAAGACTGGACCAACTGTTATATTTTCTGATATCGTAGTACCGTTGGTTCTAATGATTGAACCTTCACCTAATGAAGGACCACCTCCACCAACATCATCCCATCCTGGGTTACCAGCATTAGCATCTTGCTTATATATCTGTGCCATATCCTCGGTACTGTTGTACACGAGGGTACCATAAGCAGGAGTTCCCAGAGCATTTATCTGAGACTGATTTAATGGTGGTAAGTTTAATTGTTCTGAGATTGACCAGGCAGTAACTAGACCTCTAGTCGCTGCTTGTATCTGACCTTCTCTTATTTTAGTTGTCATTCGTCAGATGCCTTTGTTAGCTATTTAGATTACCAGTTCCCTAATCTGGATCACGTCGGTAGCAGCAGGTGCTGTACCAATACTAAAGTCAACGGCATTACCTGTAACTGTGTAGTCTAGACCTGGAATCTGTGCTACACCATTAAGGAATACGAGTACTGAATATGCTGTGTGACCAGGAGATATAGCAAAGGATGCTGTTGATCCATTACCTTGATATGTCACACCGTTATTGCTGTTGGCAACACCTGTTGCAAGAGTGTATTTGTCAGCAGCACCATAATTACCTGTAACGTCTATGTTACCAGTGATGGCAACGTTACCTGTAATTCTCATTCTATTAGAAGCATCTGGTGCTTCACCAATACCATAGTTGGTGACTCCACCAAATCTACGTGCAGTAATTGGACCAGTATCGGTCATACCGAACTTGTACCATATACCTGTCTCATAGATCCAACCTAATGAATCACCTGCTTCCCAGTCTATATTATAAACTAGGTCACCATCATTAAATGCTAGTGCAGAGTCAACATCAGGATTACCAGAACCATCATCTTCTGCTAAGAATGTCTGTCTTAATACAGTACCATCATTATTAGAGTATGTTAGTAATAGTGTCTGGATGTTCTCTTGTGCACTAATTCTCTTCTGGAAGGTAACAGGACCTGAGAATACTGATTCTAACTGGTTAGATGCACCACCAATTACAGTTAATTTATCAGTAAGAACAACCTCAGAGAATGTCTGAATGGTTGTGTTCTCTTCACCAACAACATTCAACTGTGCAATGTCTTCGTTAGTGATCTGACCTGTAACTGGGTTGATAACCTGGTTACCAACAAATAGTTCACCATCACTGTTAACACCAGAGTAGTATGCAACTCCTGCTGATTCCTTCAGTGACTGTGACAGTCTAACCTGTTGTGGTGTTAGCACCTCCACCTGTGTAGATGGGAATGCAGTACTATAGTTACCTGGTCCGAAACCTAGGTACTCAAACGTATGTCCAGATGCTCTAAGAATAGAGTATCTTCGCAGTTCACATAATATAGGTGCAACTGAGTTGTCAGCATTTAGTTTGAGTGCAATCTTTCTCTCTTCCTCATCACCTAGTCTTGCTGTTACCACTATATTATTAAGAGTATTAGCAGTAGTATTGTATCCTAGGTTGTTTTCTGTCTCTAGTAGGAAGAATTGAGTACTTTCTTTAGTGATAGATAACTTCTTATCCTCGTTAGGATTAGGTGAAGCACCATCAGTGGTTGTAACCCTACCTAGAATTTCATTATCAGCAACGGAGATAGAAGGAGCAGGGTCTGCTATTGGGTTATCTCTGTCAAATGTAGGATAAACATCTACTTGGTTCTGTGAGAATGCGAAATCATCAAAGTTTGATGTAGCAGGAGATACTGAAGCATTCAAGAATGTAAGATAATAGATACCGTCAGCAACACCACGTTCAAACTCCTGATATGTTTCTACCTCATAAATGTAGTATGTTTTATCATAGGCAGGTGAGTTCGTTTCACTAGATCTTGGTTGAATAACGAAACCAGTAATAGGTACTCTAGGTACTGGGAATGAATCCTTGTCTAGTACATATCTGAAACGATAAATTCTATCCTTAAGGTCTCTTGCGTCTGGAACTCTTCGAACAAATGTCGTAGGAGTAAATCCAAGGTTATTATATTGTGAGTTAGCAATCAGTGTAGTATAGATATCGTTATTTGCACTATCTACCTGAATATACCAGTTAGACTGGTTCTGATCAAACTTAATAGGTGAAGCATCATCTCCTGGAGATGTACCTGTAACCTCAATACCTGATGGATCAATCTTTGCACTATGTGTTGTAGGTTCTTGTGCACCAGCAGCAATCAATAATACGTTAAGATTATCTGGTACCGTTGGTGAATCTCTTCTAGCACCTACAGTATAACCCTGTACCTTACTTGGTGGTTTAGCATTAAGGTTGGTGTACCCATACAAGAATAGTTTTGTTGGGTCTGCTGCTGCCTTGATCTTCTGAATATCTAATGTTACCCAGTTAATTGATATCTCTGGGACATCACTTAATGACTTAGGTGGTATAACGTGCGTGAGTTGACCCGCTTTATCCTTAGTAAACGATGCTGACTTAAATCCTTTTGATCTAAGAGAAGTGTTTCCAAAGTTTGAGTTTGAGTTCGTGATTGAGAGGTCTCCTCCACTATCAGAGAAGAAGTGGTCACCGAATCCAACGGCGAACACCGAGACGACCTGGATAAATGCGTCGTTACTTGCGTATATGTGTCTATTTCTCCAACCCTTACGATACTTGGACAGTCCATCAATGTGTGCACCTGAACCTGCTGCTTGTGCTTCATAGTTTCCAGTAGATGCGTTGTATTTAACAAATGCTCTATCGTCTTTCTGTAGTGAGATACCAGTAAACTGGGCAACAACCATTGATTTGAAACCAGTTGCCTCTGCACCATTAGCGTGCATACCATTTATACCCCAAACTGATCTTAGTGAACAGTTGAATACATATGGAGATGCTGAGTCAACAGTGTCAATCTCAACTTTAACTAGAATATTTGAACCTATAGCATTACCTGTTGGTTCCGAGGACATCTGATAGGTAAACTGGTTACCCTGTGCAGATGTTACCAGGAATGATCCATTGTAAAGGTTAGAGTCTGCCTCAGTAGGACCAGTAACACCAGAGATATTAACTGCAACACCAACAGAGAAACCGTGGTTGATCGGGTTATCTTGTATGTCAACAGTAAATGCTGTAGCAGTTTGTCCATTTCTAATAATCTGAGATACTCTAAATTCGTCAGAAATTGGACCAACGATTCTGTTCTCTTCAACTCTTGCCTGTAATTGGTCTTGAGCGATAGTACCTGAAGTATCAGGAATTGTAGCGTATGCCTTCGAAATCTTTTGATAGTACAGATCTAGGTCTGTAGTATTAGCGTACTCAAAACAAGTTAACTTATGATGAGAAAAGTTTGGAGCAATAGTGTCAACAATATCAGGGCGATAGTAAACTCCATTATTGTCACCGTCAAAGAATGATTGCTGCCAGAAATAACATCCACCAGTGAGTCTGAATATAGCAGAGGCAGATGGTTCGTTAGCAGTTGTAATACCAAGTGATGCTTGTGTTGTAGGATATGGTACGTATTTCGGTACTATCTTAGTACGACGTAAGTCAGATCCAACAACAGAACAACCTCTGGGAACAATGATTCCACCGTTAACTGAGTTAAACTTATGGAGAATATTGTTAGAAGAGGTTAGATCAAAGTTTGTATTTTCATCAAATGGTGTGATTTCAGTGTACTGTGCGGTACCAGGTCTATTATCAATTACATACTCTGAAGGATAGAGGTATATACTGAATGCGTCAAATTCGTCATTACTAAGTCCAACTCTATATGAAAATCTAGATACTTCAAGAAAAGCACGTTGCAACGTCTTAAAAGGACGCAATGCTGAGTTACCTCGGTTGTCATATGCATCCGATGCATCAAAATCGTCGGGGTTGACGTATATAATACGACCAGTCCTCGACGTGATGATATTCTTAAGACGGGTTAATGCCATTTACTTAATGAACCTTATGTTTATATTTATCCCGCCTTAAGGAGTGCTACCTGCAGGGGGTTGATATTGAGCCTGACTATAATCACCAACTTGATTCTCAAATCCATTAAGTTGGAATGTAGCATTAGTATCAGATGCGTACACAACTATGTGTGAACCAGGTCCGATAACAATACCTTTGTGCTCATTGGTGTCATTTGCAGCACAAGTCTTATCATAATATAGGTAATCTTCATTTACTAAAGCATCAGCATCAGTAACAGAACTAACTGTTGCTACTTGTCTTGATCCTATACCTTGAATAGGTGGAGTATCAACAAAGGTGTCACTACTAGCCCACGCTGTAGTGTTACCACCCCAAGTAATCGTCAGTTCAGCAGAAACACCTTTGTTCCATTTCTGAACGTAACCCCAAGCACCAGGTGTTGGTGATCCTAAGGTTTGAGTTGCAGTACCAACAACAAATGTGTTACCAGTTACAGGTGTACCATCAGTAACGTCATAAACGTATATTTCAGTAAAGATTGGATCCTGTACTACATCAATAGATCCTGCATATCCTGCAGTACCATCAGCATAGTAATATAGAGGGTCAGGAGTATTAGCAGTAACAGCAATTTCAATATATGCTGTACCTCCAGATCCTGCAGTACCGACCTTCGTTACACCTGTAGTAAATTCTGTACCAGGAGTAGGTGTAGCGTTTGTACCTTCGTTAACATCAGAGAATCTAAATGCTAAAGAAGAGTTACTAGCATCTGATATGTCCCATCGATAAGTTCTATCCTTATCAACAGTAAACTGAGTATCAGGTAATAATTCTTGTCCTGCTGTAGTAGACCAAATAAATCTACTCTGGAATCCAACGTTAGAAGTAACAGTTAAAGGATCTGAAACATTCATAGTGGCATTATTTGTACCACCAGTTAATACTTCAGCAGAAGCAAACCATTTTGCAGCACCAGTAGCACCAGCAGTAGCAACCAATGGTGTGACAGTAGAACCATCGTTATGGTTTGCTGCTGTGGTTCCCCACTTTCCACGCTCAACTGTAAGGTCATTACCAGCAACAGCAGAACAAAGCATAACCTCGTTACCTACAAGGATATATTGTCCAGATACTACAGTAGTACCATTAGTAACCGTTACCGTTAAGTCAGTTGACTGGAATACAGCACCCTCGTTAATGGTGGTGGTTGTTCCAGATGGAGTGTATGCCTGAAGGTATTGACCAGGTGTATGTGCTACAGCAGTAGTACCAAATGTACCACGAGTAACAGTTAAAGTAGCACCTCCTGTATTGGTTGGTGAGTTATAGAATGCAATACCAGTAATTGTTGCAACTTCAGCAGCAGCATTATCAGCGTCAAAGACAATATAGTCATTGACTGCCATATTATCAGCAGTGGTAAACTTAATAGTAGTATCACCAGAAGCAATATCATCAACTTCCAAATCCATTGTGGAAGTACCACTACCACGGTAAACTCCAGTTAGACCAGACGTGCCAGCAGTAACAGTCTCGCCACCTTGGAAAGTACCAGATAATGTTGTGGAGTCAATGAACACTTGTCCAACTCTCTTCACCTTTGTAAAATATGTGGTAGTTGTGGTAGTACGTACAACATCCCCTATACGTGCATTCCAGTTACCTTGATCAGATATAATTCCTAAACCTGGTGTCGCAGTAGATTGCGTCAATCCAGGGTTGAGTGCTAATTTATACTTTGTGATAGGGTTACCTTTCTTAAAGTCATAGGTGTTAGCATCAAGTGTTAACACTTGACTGTAATCCTTATGTCCCACCCTATACGTGATACCAGAAGCAGATCTATTGGCTACGTGTAACACACCACTGGTGGTTATTCCAATATGAGAACTGTATAGTACCGTGTTTGTTGTTGCTGCGGGGGATACGGCAGCGAGTCTTCCTGCTGTCATTTGTTAATTACCAACCTGCTAAAAAGTGTTGTTGTAGTCTGAGTCTACCACCCAGATCTGGTGCGGAAATTGGACCTCCAAATGCGACACCAACGCTTCCAACGTTTTCTGTTGATAGTAGTGTAGCATCTGCATTAGGGAACTTAATAGTTCTTGTACCTTCAAGATTACCGAGATCCAGGAACACCTGTTTCGTTTCATCAACACCGTCAATTAACTTAAGTTCCTTAATACTCTTGTTTTCGAGTACCTGTGTCGCTTTAGTTGTTACAAGTGTGTTATTTGAAAGTATATTTGTATTTAGTGATGCAGTAGGGAAGTCATATCTAAGTGTTTGTGCACCTTGAACTTCCGTCAGGTCAAAGTAAACACGAGCCGTAGCATCATCTTCCTTACTAAAGTAAGGTCCAGAGTACGTCTTGTTTTTAAAAATCTGTGTAGATTCCGTACCAGCAATAGTAAGAGACTGGTCTGGAAATTTTACAATTCTATTTGTGGTGAGATCACCAGCATCTAATAGTACCTCAGGAGTTGGGTTCTCTGGATCTCCAGAAGCAATATCTGATACAGTAGGATTAATAAAATTCTTATTACTTATATCCTGTTCTGTAATAGTATCAATTAGTGTACTCTGAGATGCAGAGGTACCATAATCAGGAAGTCTGTAGATATGAGTTACAGGTGCTTCCCAAGAGTCAGTTTCAAATAATGCTATCTTACCAGCATTTGATGAACCCACAATCTGTAGGTTACCATCCTGAATGATGATAGTCTTATTACTAATAGTCTGTGCGGTATCATTACCGATCAAAGTAGTAGAAGTAAAACTTCCTGTACTTGGTAAAGCAAACGTACGAATACCAGCACCAGTAGATACAGCAGATACCTCAAACTTTGCTTTCTTATCAGGGTTCTGATCGTCAGCAATGTAAAAGTTCGTATCAATTAGTTCTGTCGGACCATTAACAAGGAATTTACCAGAACCCTGCGGTCGTAAATCGATGTTAACGTTAGCAGAGGTTGTATCACTTGCAATCAATCTAATAGTGGCAGATCCATCTGCGTTTCCCTGCTTCCTATAGTACATTGATGATGTACCAAAAGCGAGACCTATCTCATCATATGCGGATTGATAGAGACCTGTGTCCCTGTCCAAATCAAAACAAAGTCCAGGAGCCGTCTGGGATCCTGCACTCACTCCTTTAAATAACTGATTAATCTTTGCTTTCCTATTTGGAATCAAAGGGTCGGAGATAACGACTGGTAGAATCGCTTCACCAGTAAGCACCTCATCAGCCAGAGTATCTAATTGTGAAATTCTTTTTGTTCCCACTTAGCTCAGGCAGTAGTTCGTACAACTTTATTTATACACGGTATCATTTGCCTAAACTGGCAGCAGGGTGCGTTTTATTAGATACAAAATTAGTTCCACGTATTAAGCAGAGCAATGCGATGCATTTTTGCCTAACTTCAGGTTTACGGTACCCGATATCCTCGATTCTGGAAATCAGATCATTGTAAATTTCTGTAGGTGATTTATCACCCTCTACCGTCACTGTGATGTGCTCGGTTTCATCAATAATTACAGGACTAGGCATAAATTTTTGTTAGCAAGTGAGGATAATCTAGCCTATATAGTGTAGCATATGGAGAACAAGATGAAATGAAAATTTCTTTGTTATTTTTCTTATCGAAGTTCAACGGAGGCTAATTCAATGCATAACCTGTTATCACATAACCAATTAGCAAATTGGAACGCTGTAGATGAAGATGGTTACGACAATGACGATCAAATAAACGACTACTTCGACTGCCTAATTGAGTGTGACGACAATCAGAGTTATTGCAGACGACTATGTAAGGAAGTGTTAGTTTGACTTCCTAATTAATTCACTCAGAGAAAGTCCTAGTCTATCAACTGAGTCTGCCATCTGTCTGTATCCCGTACCTACATAGACCTGACCACTTGTAACAGCAACGGCACAGATACCCCAGAACCAGTAATACCACTTGGACTTTACCTGATGTTTTTTTAACCATTTTAAGGTGGGAGATTCGCTCCCATCTTTTTTTGTCTGAAAAATAGCCATTTGAAAAGGTAATAAATAATTTTAGTAGATCCTATATTATGGTACAGAATACAGGTGCAACCTCCTCACGTGGGGGAGAAGATATTGTAGCAAAAGCAAGAGCTGAAAAGCTAACAATAGGTGGGATCAATGAGACCGTAATGGATCTGTTCCCTTCTACTGTAGTACGCTACGAGCATAATTTTCCACCGATTGATGACGAAGTAGAGGATGTAATAAACTTCATTCGAGAAGAAGAACAGCAAGAAATAAACGTTGACGTTGATCCAGTATATGAAACTGGAGAAAGACGTAATTTTCTTGGTGGTTATGCCGATAGGGTACCGAATTTAACGAACTTTATTAAGGAATGCTGTCAGCATTACATAGGGCACGATAACTTCGAAATACCTCAGTCTTGGTTGAACCTGTATCCTAAAGGTACCTGTCAGGAGAAACATTTACATCCAGGATGGGAATTGGCTGGTGTCTATTATCATAGGACCAGACAACATAACGGTATTATAAACTTCCATTCCCCATTAAGTCAAGCATATTTAGAGTGTTTTGCAACACAGAGGGATATAGCAGTTGAAACTTTCCCAAATACATTATTACTATTTCCAGGTTGGTTAGAACATTCTACTACACCAAATGGATCACACGAACAAAAGACATCAATAGGATTAAACATTAAAGTACACAAAACAGGTGAATACGCATTAGAAGGACAATGGGTAGGCAAGCATTCTCTTCTATGGGCACCTCCAAAATTTTTAAATCAAGACTGGCCAAACCCTAATGAAGGACAAAAAAGCAGCTAAAAAAATTATTAAACAAGCAAAAAAACACCCTGAATGGTATACCAAACAAGATGTAGCATATGCAAAAATGATTAAAAGGAGAGAAAAGGCTAAGGAAGCCGCTTCTCGTCAGCAATCCGACTAGATTGTTCTAATATTCTTAGAGCATCCACCAATTCTGGAGTTTCCTCCCACGACCATTCTTGGTTGTGTTGGGGATTTTTCTTTTCGATAGTGTAAGTTCTTTTCATAGAGGAATCTCTCCAGTACAGTAATCATCCATTGCAAAGACAATAGGATGTAACTCTTCCATTATAAGGTATTGACTGATCCTGTACATATCATCCATAGTATACTGTAACTTATTTTGACATTCTTCTATTAATTCTATACTTGGATTATCGATCTCTTCAAAGGTAAATGCTTTACCATTGATAAACCACATCTTAACTAATCCAACGTTAACGATGATATGGAAGTCGGAATGGATTTGGTACATTTCTCAAACTCGAATGGTCCTTTTTCAGCACCCCAAACCAGTTTTCCATTTTCATCCCATCCCTTATCGTGGGTAGTAAACTCACTAGCAGTCAGCGTGATTTTCGCTTGTACCTTGGCACCATCGTGCCTCTCTGCATCTCCACGAGTCCTACCGAAATATCCAGGATACGTTTCGGACTCAGTGAACACTAGATCAGGTACTCTAAGGAATTTGTCGTAGGTCTCTATTACTATTTGACTTGGTTCAATACGCAAGTTATGTTTGCGACCTCTGTATAGCTCCCCATTCCAATCATACCATTGCTTTGAATACAACTGCCCATCCTCCATATACCACCAGTAGTGGGTATAAGCGAAGGCAGAAGGGTACATTTGTGCTTGCTTTAAATTATGCCAGTGATGTACCAAAAAGGATAGAAAATGGTCTTGATTCATCGGTTCGCATTATATAGGTCAGAGTTGTTGCTTTAATTCACCCAGTGTTTCGTGAACGTAGGATTGTACCTCTGCTGCACTTGGTAAATTAACGCCAGGTGTAGGAGTTGGTGCTCCTGCTGCTTGTGCTGCTGCTTCCATTGCAGCAATTTCTCTATCTATTTCTATTTCTTTTGTACGAGGGTTGGCAACAGGTGTGATAAGCACGTTACCCTCTGGTAATTCTACCACACAAGGGTTACCTCGTGCTGCTAAATTTAATGTGAACTCTGTATTTTGACAGATTTCCTCTAATGTTACTCTAATCATAGTTTAAAATGGCAATGTTCTGGGTCTACATCCCTTTGGATCATCTCAACGACTGACTGAAAACCATCAGCACCGTCTTCATCCCATTTGTACCGTACCTTCTCCTGTCTCCCTTCATTGTCCATAATAGTGATAGTACGTCTTGGGAAATCAACCCAAACGTACTCAAGATAAGTCGTTTCTTCCATAATCAGTTGAGCATCAAGGGTAGACCGTAAATTTGAGTAGGACCCACACCGCATCCAAAGGATGCAATACCAGCACCTACACTATATGCTATTGTACCAGATGTTACGGCATTTACAATAGCCCCACCTGCTGCTGTTACAAACTCACCGATACCACCAGCACCAGTGGTTACGACTGTTGCTTTACCACCTGTAGTACCAGTGATAACGTCAACAACACCACAAGGTTGAGCAGCACTCACAGCCATACGAACGTGAGCAGCAGGTAAAATACTGGTACCAGGTATACCCTCACCAACGAGAGTAATATCTGGACCTTTTAGAATTGATAAGCGACCTGTAACCCCAGGGATAGGATTAAGCATCGCAACCATATTAAATACGACATTATTGACTAGATTCGTTTCCCAAGCACATTCGTTAACAATTTCACCAGATATACTATTCATCAATGAAGTTGCTTTAGTAGAAATAGATCCAGCATTTAGATCTAAGTTACTAATGGCATTCATTGTAATATTAGATGCCTGTATACCCCAGTTACCTTGGTAGTTGATCTCGTGGTCAGCAGCAATAGTCTGTGCAGACTTAGACTGCTTATCATTCTCCTCACCCACACCATTAGATTGGTGCTGGTTAAAGGATCCACCGACCTCTAGGTCTAGGTCACCCATCACGTGTATCTTAAGATCACCTTCAATAGTAAGGACTCCATCGCCTTTAGCTGTTGTGCAGT